ACAGGCATGGACGAGATATTGTTTAAAACACCTGATGCATTACTATCAGGAGAAAGTACAGCAAAAGTAATCAATAGTTGCTGTCCGGCAATTACAGATCCATGGCAAGTATCAACAGTTGACTTAGATTTATTATTATCGGCTATTAGAATTGCAACATTTGGCAACGAACTAGCAATTGGTCATAAGTGTAGTAAATGCGGAACAGAACATGACTACAACATAGATCTTACAAGATTTATAGAACATTATTCAACTTGTGAGTTTGATAATCGTGTTGTGTTAGATGATCTAGCAGTAATTATAAAGCCGTTAAACTACAAACAAAATACAGATTTTTCATTGAGAAATTTTGCAATTCAACAAAAACTATATCAAATCAATCAACTATCTGATACTGCTGAACAACAACAAGCCAGTTCAAAACTATTTGAAGAATTAACTGAGTTAAGAAATGATATCTTTACTGCACAGATTGAAAGTATTGATACAGGTAAAACAGTAGTTACACAAAGAGAATTTATTGAAGAATGGGTCAATAATGTAGACTTAGATATAGTTGATCGTGTGCGCGATCACATTGAAAAAAATCAAAAACAATGGATTCCGCCAGCTCAGACTGTCAAATGCGATGCTTGTGGTCATGAGGATCGTGTACTAATTGAACTTGATCAGTCAAATTTTTTCGGCAAGGCCTAATTGGATTAAACGCCTCTGAGATTCAAGAACATCTAGTTAGGCTAGAAAAAGAAATAAAAGATTTTAAAACTGAGCTAATGCGAATAAGTTGGTACATGCGGGGCGGTGTAACTGTAGATCAGTTGTTGCATCTCTACAGCTATGACGACAGATCGTCAATGTACATAGTTATAAAAGAAAATATGGAAATTAGTAAAGAAACTAATATGCCGTTAATTTAATAAGTTGGATTTTTGGCTTTTCCAAGGCCAGGTGCGTAGTTATCTGGTGGTTCAGTAACATTGCTAGGCGGTTCGTAGTCTTTAGGAGCAGGTTGAGCTTTGTCAGATCCTAATTTTCTTAACACAGCATCATAACCAGTTTTGCTCAATCCACTGAGCGGATTAATAATAAATCTTTTGTAGTAGTCACCGCCAGGAATTTTCCAATCTGTGCCAGGAATCATAGCTTCGCCAACAATCCATTTTGCCAATGCTTCTTGTCCTTCTGAACTAATCATCCACGCTTTAAATCCTGCTTGTGCTACTGGAGGTAATTTACTATAGATAGGATCAAGTTTTGCCAATAATTTTCCTGCAAGAGGAATACGATAAGCAATACCAGGAACCCAAGAACCAATAACTTTACTAACTATTTTATTGCCTAGCCAAATTGAAACTATTCGTTGTACACATTCATCAATATAGTATTGTACAACCCATTGCAGTTTACCATCGTCTTGCAGTTCTTTTTCGCCTTCATCACGCATTCTGTAGACATTGAGAATTTTTTCTTTGCAGTCTAGAATTGGATCAACAATTCCCCAGAACATTAAGCCTGCATTGATACTATCCCAAAGTGCTCCCCACCAGAAGTTAGTTCTACTGTCAGGAGTTTTTAATTGTCCCCAAATAGTTTTGCTGTTGGCTAGACTGATTTCTCTAGCTTTTTTTGCAGCTGCTTCAATAACATCATCAGCTACTTTTCCTTTAGCACTTCTTGATCCTACTGAAACAGCTTCATCGATTCCCATGCCACTTTTCTCAGCAAGATAAACCCATGCTTCAGCTAATTCTTCTGCAGCTTTAGGTTTATTTGCAATACGTCCTGCAAACCAAGACAATACATGTTCAATTGCTCCTATACCTTTAGGCAAAGCATATTTTATAGCAGTTGAAAGCACAACTCCTACTTCGTTTAGTTGCTGTGATTCCTGAATGATGTCGTAGATTTTCATATGTTTCTCGTGATATGATATTTATTACTGTTTGAAGATGAACTACGTTCATCTGTTCTTCGCTTTCGCTCGAACTTTTCTTCTTTTTCTATAATATTAATCTATAACGCGAAGCGTTGCGATATTATCCAGATTGTTCAGTCACACTTAGCCCTAGCGGGCTAAGATTGAACATTATCCGAGTTGCACAATGTCACACAGCAGTAGAGCATTACAGAGGCGGTCGTCCGGTACCTCGAGCTCAGTCTTTTACGACGGCGGGTCTACACAGGTCTGCTATCACTAGTGTAGCCGTAGGGTTTTTCTCCCTTCATTTAGCCTTTCCTAACTTCTAAACAGCAAAACTGGTTCATAGGCGTATCCAATCATCGTCCTGTTAAGGATAGTTGCTGAGTGCTTTTTTGGGCAAAAAGGCTTCCGTACTCCGCGACATCACCGGAGATTTGGGCGCACGAATTTAGCCTGCGCGAGCTTTAACCCATTAATTTGCCTTTGATGTGTGAGCCGTGGACTCTAACCTGTATATGCCCGTTGTAGTATTCGTCTGATTCTAATACTCGCCTTGAGAATTGCTCTCTAGCCTCTATATAACTACATTCCGCCTTGCTGTTGCAGTAGTAAAGTATTTCTCTGTGGAAGTTTTCAGCGCCTAGTTGTGTCACGTCTTTGGTTAGTTCCGGCGATGAACCATAGTATTCACGCCAGTCTGAATCAACTTTTTGCCTAATTTTCTTTTTCTTCTTAGTGCCGTTTTTAAGTTTGTGTACTTTGTAGGTAGTTTTGCTGAATTTTGCTAATTTTTTGCCTATGTATTTGCGCTGATTGGTCTGATTGGTAATACAATATACGAAGCCTATACAGTCTTCAGGAAGTTGCTCTACCAGTTGATTCATATAGTACCATGACATCAACTATATAGCGAGTAGCTACTGTCCTAGCTGTTAATTTTGGTCAAGACATGTTTGCTAATTTTGGATTGTGCCTGTTCTAACGGATGCCTATATGGCCCTTGCTCCAAGCCCTGTGTTACTAGCTCAAAGCTGTTGGGTCCTACGGAATTGAATGTGTTAAAAAAATAATATTCTATTTGATTCTGTGCCAAGTATGCGCCTAATAGTTGTTTGTATAATTCAAATCTTTCTCGGTCTGTGACATCGTCACTCCAATTTTGCCAAATTTCTAATCCAACTGGGGGCACATCTGTGTCCTTGGGACTGACAAAATTATAATAATACTGCCCGTGACTGTTGCCTATGGGCAGTTCAAATCTGTGTAACTGTGTCCACGCTATGATTACAGTGGGACGCAGTCCTCGCCGGACGTATTCGTTGATGTCTCTGACTGTGCGTCTAACAATACTGCCGTTGGATGTTCCAGGCTCGGCTTGATTGTCAACAGTGGCGCCCAGTGCAGTTCCTAGCAAATATGGCCAAGCCTGCCGAACGTCTGCCAGTTCAGATCCAAAAGTCCAACTGCAACCATTAGTGTAGATCATCTTTCTCATGCTTTCTTTTGATCTTTCTTTCTGCTAACTGTGCTTCTTTGGTTACAGCCCAACGTCTAACAATGTCTCTGCGAGCTATACAGACCTTGCGTATTTCACTTAAAATCTGTCGCAGTTCAATTGAACTTTGTTTAGTAGCCTTGTTGATCCACTTTTGATTGGCTTCAAAGTACTGTCGAAACAGTTTCAACAGTTCAGCATGAAGCTCTTCGTCTTGATAATCAACAGGATCTACCTTTTTGCTCATTAGTCATTGATCTCCAAGTCGTTGGCATAGCTGGTAAAGCCATTTTCCTTAACAACTTTAAGCACATTGTTAACACGCCCAATCAATTCATCCTTGTGACTGATTAAGAATATGTTCTTATTGCGCTCACGGCCCATCTTTTTCAACACAGCCAACGCCGACTCTACCCCGCTTGCATCTAGTCCATTGTCAATTAACTCGTCTACAAACAACAAGTTAATGTTTTGATATAAACTTTCCCATACATCACGGAAAGCCCAAGACAATCCAAGTATAAGTCTATTGCGCTCTCCTCGACTTAGGTTATCAAAATCTAAGTCTTGCCCTAGTTGAGTAATTTCGACTGTTAGATCGTTTTGGAATACCACTGTATGCGGCAAGCCCATGCGATCCAAGTAATAGGTTAATCTATTATTGAGATATGCTAGGTTCTGATCTATGATCTTTTTGCGAATAAAACTGTCTTTACTTGTTAATAACTTGAGTAGAAACTCTTGATGGTCCTTGAGACTGTTAAGTTCGTTAACTTGATCCCAAGAAATTTCAACCATTGCTGTGTTTAACAACTCTTCGATTTGTTCTTGATAGGGGTCCTGCTCGCCTGCACGAACAGTCAGTTGTGTTTCCAGTGTTTTTAAGTTGTTTTGATGTTTTAGAGCCTGTTCAACAGTATCGTAATAGGTATTTGGTCTAGTACTTACCTCACCAATAGCTGATATTTCTGTTTGTATTTTATCAAGGTCCGCCTGCACTTTGCTGAAATATTTTTCAGCTTCGGCTAGATTTTCTCGGGCCCGAGTGGTCAGCTCTTCATGTTTGTGGTCATGTAACTCTTGTTCACAAGCGTGACAGGTCTTATTAGCCAACTTGGCAAGCTCGCCGTCGTACTTCGTGACGCTTCGCTCTGCTTGCGCTATCGCGCTTTCTAACGTAGCACGTTCCTTATTCAGCGAGCGGAGCTTCGCTGTCTTTTCTTCGAAAAGTTTGAGCTCGCTGTGCTTCGCAAGCTCAGCGTCTATATCTACGCTTTCTAATTCTATGATTGCTCGTCCAATCTTTTCAAGATCGTTGTCTCGTTGAGTGTTCCAAGCATTTTGTTTTGTAATTAAGCTATCAATGCTCTTTTGAATTCCCTCGTTTGACTTCTTCGTTGCTTCGATTCTAGCATTTTCTTGTACTATATTGTCTTTAGTTGTGCGGATTAACTCTTTAAGTGTTTCGGCTTTCTCACTTAAGATAGTAATACCTAATAACTGTTCAATAATTGCCCTTTGGTCATTTGCCCGCATACTTAAGAATGGTTCAGTATAGGTATTCAGTGCAAGAATATGCTTGAACATGTCGTGGCTCATGCCTAACAACTCATCTAAATCCTTCTGAGTTTCACGCATATCGCCTTGTGCGTCATCTGTTTCTTCTGTTTCTTGTTCTACATCGTTGACATAGAACTGTAGTATGTTGGGTTTACGTCCACGTTCAATACGATAGTCAATACCATCCTTTTCAAACGACAGCGTAACTAACATGTTCTTATTGTTGATCTTGTTAATTAAGTTATCTTTCTTAATATTTGTAAGTGCATTACCAAATAGCGCATAACTTAATGCATTGACAATAGTAGTTTTACCTGTTCCGTTGCGTGATCCGCTATCGTCACCGCCCATATCTAAGTTTTCACCTAGAACAAGAGTTAATTGTTGCTTGCCAAAGTTTACAGCTTGAGTTTGGTTACCCACACTCATGAAGTTTTTGACTGTAAGTTCTTTAATTTTTATCATAGACTGTTATAAATCGCCAGTAGCGTATTCTTATTATAAGTTTCACTTTCAATATTCACAAGCTGACTGGACACAATCTGGTCAACACTTTCAAATGATTGGATATCAATATCTGTATTGATTTCAACCTGCTTCTTTTCTGTGATTAGTGTAAGTTCTCTAATGTCATAATTGGCCATAAAGTTTTCTTTAATAAAACTGGCTTCTTCATAACTGATATCAATGTCCAATGCAACACGTAGATGTTGTTTGGGTTTGATTAATGTGTCTGCTTCGTCGATAAGTTGACTTAGTTTTACTGTTCGGAACGTTGGTTGTTTGTCCCAAGTGTGGTATTCGGGTTGTCCGCCCCACTCTAATATCATCATTCCACGTTCATCGTCCCACGCATCTGCATAGTTGTGTGGGAAAGCATTGCCAATATAGTGCATATTACCTTTGCTTTGGCGCTTGTGAAAGTGTCCGCTGAATCCTAGCTCATAGCCTTCAAATGCATCTAGTTGGATTTCACCGTGATCCGGCATCTGTACCATAGCGTTCATATAGAAATGCGGTAGTTCAAAGTGTCCAAATATGTATTTGGCTTTCTTTTTACCAATAGCCTTCCATTCTTCACCTACTAGCCACGGGCAGAGAGTAACTTGGCCAATAGTGGTAGGCTCATGAACAATAGTAATCCCAGGAATATACTTTCCAAACTCGACGGAATGAATATCCCGTTTATCTTTGTAATATAAATCATGATTGCCAGGGAAAAAGAAAAATTGATCAAAGCTCTTGCCCAACTTTTCCAAGGCCCTAATGCTATAGTCCATAGTAGTGATATTAAGACTATTGCGATTGTGATGCCAGTCCCCCATAAATATTCCAGTATCACACCCTTCCTCCTTTGCTTTTGCAATATACCAGTCTACAAAGTCTTCACAATCTTGATTGTGTACTTGACTGTTTGATTTTAAACCAAAGTGTATGTCCGTAAAACAGGCAACCTTTTTAAATAAATTACTCATCTGTTTGTCCTTCAACATAGCGTTTTAGTGCAGCTTCGTGTTCACCTTGACCAGTTCTGCTGTAACTTGGATTCATTCCGTTCATTTCTAAAATGTCATCTCTAATGTTTTGATTACGTTTCTCCACGTTGATAACTCTAACGAATGAATTAGTAACAGCAGCAGTAAAGTAAGCAAAAGGGTTATCACTTTTAGATTCATCAAATTGAAGTCCTATTTGTGTAAGTTGTAAAATAGCTTGACCTTTCATTTCATCGTTGTAGGTATAACCACGAACGTTTCCTCTAGTAGCATATCTTTCGCAGAGTTTTATCATCATACGAGCTAGGGTATCTGTGATTTGTCCTGCATCCTTGTCAAACTTGCCTGTTTTAACTCCGCCCCTCCAATGACTTTTTCCAACACATTCTAATTCATCTTTGTCATTAAATTTCCAATGCTGAAATGGAGGAAAGTTTACTTTGTCTCTGTGATCAGCAAGACTTTTAGGATTTTTCTTACGAGTATTGTTTAATGGAATATGATCAAATGTCATTATTCTAAAGATTAAATCGGTCTTAGCTATCTTTTTATAGTCAACTGCACAATCTGCTAGTTTGATTTTTTCACCAGCAGCACGTCGAGCGGCATAGTCTTGATCACCGAGTCTTTTTGCTTTATTTCTTTTTGCTTCTGCTATTGTTCTAATGTTAATTTTATCTAAACTAGGTAGTATTAAGTCATATTGGTGATATTCGGGTTTAGTAAAGCTGCAATATGAACTTTTACTTTTGTGTATTTCCGATAACATGTCCTTATTGTTTAGATAGTTTACTTTCGTTTGGGTTGTTGTCATTTAATCAAGTCTCCGGATTGTTAATTATAATATACGTATATTATAAAGTCAAATAAATACTTTACCAAATAAGGAAAACACAATGGCGTTCACATCTGGAAATAATTTAACATCAAAAGTAGCCGCAGGTGCGGCTGTATTTGGTGCTGCAACACAGGCTGTTGACACGGCAAGAAACCTTGGTGCCGCACTTTCAAATTTTAGTGCTGTTGCTAATGGTGCAGAAGGTGTTGGTGCAGCTATTCGAAGCATAAACTTGCCAGCAGGCGGCGAAGCAATTGGGGATTTAGTTAGTGCTGTATCGGCTTTTGCCGGTGATGCAAATGCTAACGACTGGCGTGTCAGATTGAGTCTCCCTAATTGGTCTAGTTTTAGATCTAGCCCTGTTTTGAAACCTTTAAAAGAAGCTGGCGGACTAGTGTTTCCTTTTACTCCTCAGATTTCAATTAAGTCTGGTGCCAAGTATTCGGCAGAACCAGTTGTGCATACCAATTATCCATTCAATGCATTTAAAAATAGTGACCCAGGAACTATTGAAATTACTGCTCCTATGAACGTTGAAGATGCTGGTCAGGCATTGTACTGGATTGCGTCGGTTCATTATTTACGCTCTATTGCCAAAATGTTCAGCGGATTTGATCCAAAAGCCGGCAACCCTCCGCCTATTGTGTTTTTAAACGGCTACGGAAATTATGTGTTTAAGAATGTTCCTGTAGCAATACAAAGTTTTAATTGTACATTGCCAAATGACTGTGATTACATTGCCTGTAATGTTGTTGGTAGTGCGGCAGGTAATATTGCCGGACTAGCAGACAATATTAGTGGACTTGCTGATACATTAGGAGGATCTATTCCAGGAATAAGTGCAAATGCAATGGGCAATATTAGTAGCATTGCTGGAGGAATAGGACAAGTTGCTGGCCTATTAGGTACATTTGGCATTGGCGGTTCAACCAGTGGCGGACAAGCACATGTGCCAACAAAAAGTCAATTTCAGGTTACATTAATTCCGATGTACAGTAGACAAAGTGTACGTAAGTTTAGTCTTGATAGATTCGTTACAGGATCTTATTTGAATAACCCATTTGGATACATTTAATTATGGCATCATATACAATTTTAAGTCCGTGGTACGAAACAAATACTCAACAAGATTACTTAGATATTCTTACTATTCGTCCTGTAAGCGCCGAGCCTGATGATTTTCTTTACACAATTGAAAGTCAGTATATGTACAGGCCAGATCTTTTAGCATTTGACCTTTATGGAGAAGCAGGCCTGTGGTGGGTGTTCATGCAAAGAAACATGGACGTTATTGAAGATCCAATTTTTGATTTTGTTCCCGGAAAAAAAATTTACATTCCTAAAGGAAGTAGTCTCCGAACAGTATTAGGAGTCTAATATGGTTGACGTCGTAGGGGCAACAACAAATCTTATTGGCACAGCGCAAACATACGGTGCATCATTTGGATCACTTGCCAGCAATTTAAGTTTGCCTGCTCCAAACATTTTATCAAATTATGCCAGTTACAACTATGTAATATCTTTGCATCCTTTGACAGTAACAGAATTAAATTTTCCTGATACAACTTATAAGTCTGGAAAAGTTCTTCCTATAATTTGCAAGACTGCTGGTGCCGACCCTTCGAACAGAATACAAACAAATTTCGGTAAACAAGATTTTTTTATAAACAATTTAACGTTTGAATCAGTAATTGGCTACCAAACTCCTAAAGCAACCAACGTTTCAGTAGTGCAGTTTGATGTTTATGAGCCTTACAGTATTGGATTGTTTATTCATTCATTACAGAAAGCCGCAGCTGATGCAGGCCATGGCAACTGGCGTGATGCTCCTTTTTTACTAAGCATTGAATTTAGAGGAAACAAAGAAACCGGGTCAATATTAAAAGTTCCGTTTTCAACAAGACACATTCCAATTAGATTAACAACTGTAAAGATGAACTCTACAGAGCAAGGTACTCGTTACCTTATAAATGCTTTTGCTACACAAGGAATGGCATTAACTACTGAACATGCAAATTTAAGAACAGATACTGTGATTAAAGGAAAAACTGTTCAAGAAGTTTTGCAAACTGGAGAACAAAGTTTACAAACAGTAGTTAATAATAAATTACAAGAATATGTAAAAAAGAAAGATGTTGCCGTAGCTGATCAGATTGTAATTTTATTTCCTAAAACTGATAATCTTTCAAGTTCATCTGCCCCAGCAGCAGGCGGCAGTAGCGAAGCAAAAACAAATAAAGCCTATGTTAATCCTCAATTAACAAAAAGTTCAGCTGAAGTATTTCAAAAAATTGGTGTTAACGCTAACACGCTTCAGCAATCGCAAGGTGCAGTTAATGAGTTAGGCGCACAAGTATTAGGGTTTGATCAAAAAAGAAGAGGCGACCCTCCGCCAGGTAACCAAGCAGATACATGGGATCCGACTACAAAAACTTGGCTTAGGGGAAAGTTAATACCAGATGCTTCTACAGGAACATTTAAATTTAGTCAAGACATGGATATACCTACTGTTATAAATCAAATTTTATTAAACAGTTCGTATGCGGATGCTGCACTAGCACCAGGAGCCGCTGATGGTAACGGAATGGTTAAATGGTGGCGAATTGACACGCAAACTTATTATGTTGATACAAAAGAAAATATTCCTTATACAGGAACCAGTCCTAAAATATTTGTCTACAGAGTAGTTCCTTTTAAAGTACATCTTAGTAAAGTTGCAGGACCAAATATTAAAATGCCTGGATTTGATCAATTAAAAGCAAATGCAGTTAAAAGATACGATTATATTTTTACAGGAAAAAATACCGAAGTTCTTAAATTTAATATTGATTTTAGCTTAGGTTTTGCTAACTCTTATCCAGCAGACGGCTTCAGAAATTCAACAGACGTGGCAAGAAAAGAAGCTGCTGGCAACGTTGATGATAATAAAAATGTAGATAAAGATGCATCACCTGCCGGCGGAACAGCTCCAACAAGACAGGGCGAACAACCTACACAACAAAATTTAGCTAATACAGGATCGTCTCAAGACGGCAAGGGCGGTGGCGGTCAAGAAACTGAAGTGCAACGTATGGCAAAAGCATTCCACGACGCAATAACTAATCCATACGATATGGTTGTTTTAGATTTAGATATACTAGGAGATCCTTTTTGGATAGTTAACAGCGGCATGGGTAATTATACATCTAAATCAGTCGAAGGCGTTAAAGACTTAAACAAGGACGGGTCAGTTGATTGGCAAACAAGCGAAGTTGATGTGATAGTTAATTTTAGAAGTCCTATTGACATTAATCAAGTGACTGGTATGTACGACTTTAAAGGTCCAAATCATCAGGACATGACAAAAGATCCTAAAGCTGGCCCTGCTATAGGATTTACAGGATTGTATTGTGTTAATCAAGTTACCAATCATTTTAGAAATGGTCAGTTTAGTCAAAATTTAAAAGGCTATAGAAGAAACGGTCAAGAATATAAGAAGCAAGGTTCTGGCCAAAATGCGTTAAACAGCAAAGAACCGGCTGGGGATAAAAAAGGATAATAATGAGCGGTCCAAATTTCGTAGAAACAATATCAAATGAAGATCCACCAGTTCCTGCTGGTATCTATCTTGCTGAAGTTGTCGGACATCTTGATACGACCTACATGGGTATTCTTGATGTTCGATTACATCGTCCTGTTGGCAATAACAATTCTGCCGGGCAAACATATCCTGCAAAATACATGAGTCCGTTTTACGGAGTTACTCCACAAAGCACTACATCAGATAACGACACTTATGCAGACACACAAAAAAGTTATGGCATGTGGGCTGTTCCTCCTGATGTAGGTTCAACAGTCGTTGTAGTTTTTGTTCAGGGTGATCCAAAATACGGCTATTGGATAGGCTGTGTACCAGACGAAGGAATGAATTTTATGTTGCCAGGTATTGCGGCAACTCAACAAGTTGTTGAAGATACAAAGACTGTTGAAGGCGAACGTTTACCTGTAGCAGAATATAACAAAACTGTAAATTCAGGTAATCAGCCAGATCCAACAAAAATTAAAAAACCACAAC